ATCTCCGTGAACTCAGTTCCTACCTACGCAACCTCAACGGTGCGGATATTAACCTCTCGGATCAGCCAGATATTGTAGATGCTCTGTTGCACAACGCAGAGCTTCCTGACTTGGACCGGGAGATCTACCTAGGAACAGACGCCAGTCAAGAGGCAGAGCAGTGACAACTTGGACAAGACACCTGTACGAGCATGATCACTTAGCTATCTCAAAGGGCGAGAGTAACGACTACAGCACGGTCTATAAGTTTGGCTTCAACCCAGACATTAACGGGGATGACGAAACTATTTGGACACAGGGCGGAAACGTACCTTGGCCGACGACAGCCTTTACGGCTTACGCTGTAAGTGACAATGCTGCCGATGCTAATGGCTCCTCTGGGGCAAACACTGTCGAAGTAGAAGGCTTAGATGCAGACTACAACTTCAAGTCTGTCTCGGTCAGTATGAACGGAACCAATGCCGTAGAAATATCTGGAACGTGGATCAGAATAAACAGGGCATATGTGTCTTTAGCAGGTAGTGGCGGAACTTCCGCTGGTACTATACACATACAGAACTCTGGCGGTACTGTAATATATGCTAACCTTGCAGTGGGTAATCAGACCCAGATGGCTGTGTACACAGTTCCAGCAGGTCATACTTTCTATGTAGATGACATCAGCTTTACTGCCGCTCTTTCACAAGCTAACAAGAGAATTAGAGCTACCTTTGCAGTTAGAGAGTTTGGTTCTAATGTGTTTAGGACACGTCTGGTTAGCGTACTACAGAGTACTCACCTCGTAACTAGGTTTGTTTACCCTCTGGCTATCCCAGAAAAAGCAGACATGGAGTGCAGGGGCTTCAGCGACACTATTAACAACGAAGTTGGAGCCTCGTTTCAAGGGGTGCTTTGCAAAAACACTATTACGGGAGAACCTTGATGCCTAAGGTCGCGCTTCAGAACAAGATGAAAGAGCATAACAAGAAGTCCAAGCACAAAGTGACTATGCGTATGCTCGAAGCGGTCTACGATAGGGGCGTAGGTGCCTACCGTACAAACCCATCTTCAGTACGTCCTAATGTAACTGGACCTGAGCAATGGGCTATGGCTAGGGTTAATAGTTTTCTTAAGATTGTCACTGGCTCTAAGAAAGCTACACACGACAAAGATCTACTGCCAGCTTCTCATCCATCTAGCAGCAAGAAGTCAATATCTAAAGCTAAACTAGCTAATGATGTATTCTCTACTGAGATGGAAGCTAGAGCTAGAAGCATGGACATGGGTTGTGAAGGTAAGATCCACGTACATGAAGATGGTATAGGACAGGCTGTATATATGCCCTGTGGTAGCCATGAAGAGTACTTAGCTTATTACTCCCGTGATGAGGTAGCTGAAGAACCCCAAGAAGAGCCATCAGTGAACCGCTTAGACGCTCTCAGAGCTATCGTACAGGAAGTGATGAAGGAAGAGTTCACTAAGGCTGAGTACCAAGGTGAGAAAGTAACTTTAAACAAGCCTCGCCGTATTCAAGGTGGCAATAAGAAGTTTGAAGTATTCGTGCAAGATGGTGATAAAGTAAAGAGAGTTGCCTTTGGAGATCCTAACATGGAGATCCGTCGAGATGACCCTAAAGCCAGAGCTAATTTCCGCTCCCGCCATTCTTGCGATACCAAGAAAGATAAGACTACAGCAGGTTACTGGTCTTGTCGTATGTGGGAAGGTGGAACATCAGTGTCCGAACTTACTAAAAGTGTTGAAGGTCAAATCCTCAAGGCAGATGACGAACAGCGTCTAGTCTATGGGTGGGCCTCAGTCGTTACTGAGAAAGGTGAGCCAGTGGTTGACCGTCAAGGTGACGTAATAGAACCTGACACACTCGTTAAGGCTGTTAATGGCTTTATGGAGCATATTCGTGTCGGTAAACAGATGCACATGGGGGATCAGATTGGAGCAGTTATCCACTCTATGCCTATCACTAAAGAGATAGGTGAATCCCTTGGCATCCAGAGTGACCGTGAAGGCTGGATTGTAGCTTTCAAAGTCTATGACGATAATGTCTGGGCGAAGGTTAAATCTGGTGAACTTGCGGCCTTCTCTATTGGGGGTCGTGCAATCAAGGAGGACTATAGTGCCTAACCTTTTAAAACAGCTTGAACTGGAAGAGTTGTCTTTGGTGGATCGTCCAGCAAATGCACAGGCAATAGTCTCCTTGTACAAGCGTGATAACTCCAATGGAGAACCTATGGAACATGAAGTAACAGAAAAAATGTCTGACGATCTGAAGGCCAAACTGAAGCCATACATGGATAAAGGTATGTCTGAAGAAGAAGCCATGAAGATGTACAACATGGACATGAAGAAAGCTGATGATGCAACTGCTGAAGAGCTTGAAATCGAAACTCTTAAGGCTTCTGAAGTTGCTCTTAAGGAAGAGAACGAGCGTCTTCGTAAGTCTCTCATCGAAAACGGTTATGTCATTAAAGCTGATGTAATTGAGAAGAAAGCTGAACCTGAGTATGTAGAGTATGATGGTGAGCAAATCAACAAAGCTGACATCCCTGCGCCAATCCTTAAGGCTCTGGAAGAAGCTGAAGTTGCTAAGGCAGATGCTGAACTGACTAAACGTGCAGAGGAAGCTCTACCTAACTTCAACATCGACGTAGCTAAAACACTTATTGCTAAGTTTGATGCAGATGAAACAGTCATGGAAGCTCTGAAGGGTGCTGATGCAGTATTCGGAGAGTCTATGGAAGAATTTGGTAAGTCTGATGCTGATGGCAACTTCGCTACAGCGCAGGACAAGCTGGATGCCCTCGTTAAGTCTTATATGGACGAAAACAAAATCAAGAAGAGCCAATATGCTGTAGCTTATGCCGCAGTTGCTAAGACCGATGAAGGTAAAGCTCTTATCAACAAATCCTATAAAGGGGAATAAACATGGCTGTTATGCAATCACGGGATACCCGTACTGTAATCGCAGGGGCAGACCTTTCTGCTGCTCAATTTAAATTCGTTAAACTAGATGCCGCTGCTGAAGCTGTTCTGGCTGGTGACGGTGAAAGTGCTTTTGGTGTATGCCTCGTAGGTGCCGCTGAAGATAATGCCGCTACTGTAGTTGTCCAAGGTAAGACAATGGTAAAAGCTGGTGGTACTGTTACCGCTGGTGGTGCTGTCGCATCTGATGCCGCTGGTCTGTGTGTAGACGCTGCTTCTACTGACATTATCATGGGTTATGCAACTGAAGCTGGTGTTACTAACCAGATCATTGCTATCGAACTCATCCAAGGCGGCAACGCTGCTGCTTAAGTTAGCATAGAATAAGGAAGAACTATTATGCCACTATTAACTCCATCACAGGTGCATATCGACACCCCTCTGTCTAACTTGACACTGGCGTATGCACAATCACAAACCAACTTTGTCGCTGACAAGGTATTCCCAACAGTAGGTGTTGCTCGTCAGTCTGACAAGTACTACATCTATGACCGTGCCAACATGAACCGCACTGGTGACGTAAAGAAACTTGCGCCACGTACTGAGGTTAACCGTATTGGCATGACCATTTCTAACAGCAGCTACTTCGCTGATGTATACGGACTTGGTATGGACTTCGATGAGCAAACCATCGCTAACGAAGACGAAGTACTCAACATCCGTTCTGCTGGTGCTGAAACTCTGGCAATGCGCCTGATGATCCACCGCGAAGAAAACTTTGCTACAACATTCTTCAGCACTGGAGTTTGGGGTACTGAGGTCGCTGGTGCAGCTTCTGGTGCAGGTACTCCTGTATACTGGAACGATTACACCAACTCAACACCTATCACTGACGTAACTGATGCTCGTCGTGCAATGCAACTCAAGTCGGGCGGCTACAAGCCAAACACTATGGTTGTTGGTAAGGTAACACGGGACGAACTCATCAATCACCCAGATATTCTGGCACGTTTGAATGGTGGCTCTACCGTAACTAACCCAGCGTTGATTACAGACGCTAAGTTGGCTGAAATCTTTGAGGTAGAAAACTTCTTCGTCATGGAAGCTGTCAATAACACTGCTGTTGAGGGTGCTGCTGAAGCCAACGCCTTTATCGGTGGTAAACATGCTCTGTTGTGTCACACACCTTCAAGTGCTGGTCTTATGACCCCTGCTGCTGGTATGACATTCGCTTGGAACAACATTCCCGGCGCAAACAACTTGGGTATCACTGTTGAGTCATTCTCAGATGATGCTCTGAAGCGTCAGCAAATCGCTGAGATGAT